CAAAACAGGAAAACCGAAGTTTAATAAGGATAACATATTATATCTTATACTCCGAAAGGATGTTAAAAGATGAACATACAGTCGATTAAAGACGATTCTAAGTCTGGGAATGTGTACTGTTTTTGAGTAACTTTAAACTCTTAGTACAACAAACTCCAGGAACGTCCCTAGTAAGGACCTGTTAATTCAGTAACCTGGACAGCGGGAGAAAAGATTTGAAGCGAAAAAGTTGCTTCAGTCCTTTCCAGACGGGTCTTCGGGAACTAAATCACCTTCGGGGTGTAAGGAAAAATCAAGGAAAGCTAGAAATGGCCTACAAGAGGATTCCGAGCTTTAGATTTAGTGACTGATCACCAAATTCACATAGATCATTATTGAGCAATGCAAATTCTTATCATATTATTTATAATTACGATAGTTTTAGGTATTGGTAATCACCAGGGAGTAATGGAATTCATTTCCTTACCGTTCTTATTACGGTGGGAGGTTTATGCCTTCCTTGGGTTACTATTAATGATTATTTTACTAACAATAGTAATTATTAAAATACGAAAAGCTTATCTGGAAATTAGAGGAGGGTTACGGGAATTGCAGAATAAGAGAACTGCAACTCCTGTCGTGGTGCCGGTTGTTAAACCATCCGGTAAAAGAAGTTATTCTACAACCTCGACTCCCCTTTCTCCAAGTAAACCAAGAGTTTTAGTATTGCCTAATCCAGCATTGACCAAAAGAGGCTTCAAAACCTCTTCTTGGTTAAATGCTGCATTATCTTTGATGGGGATGAACACGTGGGCTGAGGTTAAACCCCAGTTCTCCGTTTCTAATCCATCGACCTACGCTCGATTGTTAAATACTGTTAAACCTGTTAATGCCATGATCTCTGTAAAAGGAGGTCGGCCTTTAGTGAATCACATTCTTAGAATGTGTTCACTAATAGGTTTGGATAAATCTATAGGTCTAGTAAAAGTTATTATAGTGTTTATGAATTTCTGCTTTAAATATATTAAAAACAATGGCCTACAAGGCCTTGTTATATACCTTAAGGCTTGTACTGTAATTTTACAGCAAGCCAGCGGAAAACATAAACTAGAAAGTATGAATGGTTTGAAGATTCGCTTCGCCAGAACGCGTTCGGGGTACCCTAGGGTAATCCCAATGCTCCATCGAGCACGGATCCATGAGCCAAAAATATTCAAGTTCTGGATGACTATGTTTAGTCTATACAGAGTCCTTGAAGTGCCAGGTAAACTCAACCTAAGTACAATTACCAGTCCATCAACGATGGACCCTGGTAATTTACCTAAGATTAACCATCTGCTGGAAACAGCATTTTGGCCGGGTTTAGTAAATCTACCTCGTTTCGATGATACGAAGATAGGTTTAAACTGGTTGGAACCATGGGATTTTATCCGGTCGCTCCGTGCAACTCCTTTTATCATACGTAAAGCATCGTCAGCTGCTGGTTATATAAGATTAACCAAAAGCGAAACTGCAACGGTACAAAGTACTGCTCCAGCATCGATCCTTGCAGCTATTGTTGCTTGGCAAGATAACCCTCAAATGTTCCCAATTTTGAAAGATTGGTGTAACATGACGGGAAATGTCTGGTTGTTAAATAGAATTGACTCTTGGAGTCGGATTCTTTTACCAATGTGTGACCCTTTAGATATCCGAAATTCGGTTTTTAAAGGCATGCGAACAGTACTCGGGCAGACCTACGGGAGAACCCTAGGCCGGCTCGGTTTTAAAGAGGAAGCTGCCGGGAAAGTAAGGGTATTCGCTTATGTGGATCCCTTTACTCAGTGGTTAATGAAGCCTCTTCATGAAGCCCTGTTTGAGATTTTGTCTCTTATTCCCCAAGATGGAACTACTGACCAGTTAGCTCCTGTTAGACGTCTGATTGATACAAAACCGAAAGGTCCGTATTATTCATATGATTTAACAGCAGCTACCGATAGATTACCACTTATCGTCCAAATGACGATTTTGAGTAAGTTTATGACTTCTCATGGTGCTAACCTATGGGCAAGTATGCTAGTCGGAAGACATTACGACTATGTGTATAAACCTATTAAAGGAAAAACACAAAGAGGTACGGTGGCTTATGGGGCAGGGCAACCAATGGGAGCCTTGTCTTCATGGGCTATGCTGGCGTTTACGCATCACGCAATCGTGCAGATGGCGGCCTTCGACGCCGGATTAACCAAATCCGGAGAGTGGTTTGCAGACTACGCGGTGTTAGGTGATGACATTGTCATTGCCGACTCCGCTGTTGCAAGTTCATATTTGTCATTGATGGAAATATTGGGTGTTAATATTGGCTTAGCCAAATCCCTTGTTTCACATGATGGCCAAACTTTAGAGTTTGCGAAGAAAACTATACATAGGGGTGCCGATGTTTCTGCCGTTCCTTTCACAGAATACTGGATTGGAAGACAGTCACTAGGTCCCTCTTTGGAGCTTGTTTCGAAATATAAACTGACCCTATCTAAATATTTAGACATATTTGGATTCGGTTTCCGAGCTAAAGGCTCAATGTCTGGAGATATTATGTCTCTGGGCAGACGGATGCGGCATCGAATATTGGCTTATTTCTCACCATTAGGCCCCAATCCTTTGACAATGAAAGAATTCTTCTCATTGAAAGGTCTAGGTAGATTCTATAAGTGGACAGAACGGAAAGAACTATCCTTGATTTCTAATTTTGTAACTAAAGAGTTACAAAGAATATTAGATAATCTGGATTCACCTGAGATGATTGTTCTAGTTGAAAACGCTAGACAATTATCTGAGGTAAATAAAGATAGAGAGTATTACGGTACCCTAGACAGAAATGCCAAAGGTGCCCGAAGACTCGATCTTCCCGGTCTCTATCCCTTAAGAGAGACCTATACCTGGAATGCTGAAAATCCCGAACCTAGACGGATTGACATAAATCTCTATTACCATGTAACAGATGATATGTGTCAAACTATCTATCGGGAGGCATTCCTGGATGTAAGAGTGATGGTAAGAGATCTCCGATATGCAATCGAAGACGCTATCAAGGCGAAATCAGGTCCTTCTGTTGGTGACCTTGATACAGTATTAACAATGTATCAAGAGTTCCAAGATGCCTTGGCTGAGGTTCCATTTCCAAAAGAAATAACCATCAAACCAAAGGAGGAAGCAAGAGTTTCACAACTTGAGCTTATTAAGCAATGGGAAGTCTATTCCCGATACCTGAGAAGTACTTTAAGTACGTAAGGCATGGTATAGGCCTTATTAGTTCAGAAATATATACTAACGAGAGATTTAACACCTCTCACTAGACCCTTTACGAATTAATTACTCGTAGAGAGATTTATCCTTCACAAATATAAGGACATAACCAGTCAGGTTTCCATATTTTCAATGTGGATTCATTGGTTGCAGTTGTCACGAATATTATCGAAAACGTAT